CTTGCCATCTTCCGTAGCTGTGGCAATGTAGTCCTGAACCTGACCGCACTGGCTTTCAAAGTTGCCAAACAACGTGTAGCTATCCTGTATCAGCTTAACCTGACCGCGTGTCTGCGCAGTTGGGCGTTGGCCGGGTAGGTCTAGCTTGGGCGCGGGAGTGTGAACAACCGGCACCTCCTCCAACTTCTCATAAACAAGTGGTGAAAAAGTCGAGAAGTCAAAAATATCCCCTTCTTGGACTATTCGGACAGGGCGTGGCGTTGCGTACTTCTTCTTGTTGTTGGCAGTTCCGGGCACACGCAAGATGCGCGCAGTGTCCGCAGTCACCGTCATGTCGATGTTGAAGCCTTCCTGTTTGCACAGACGCTTCAGGTTCTCGGCAACAGGTTTCCATATAGTTGCAGGAATCTCGTCCTTCAACGGCCAGTAGCAATGCAAACCCCCGCCTGAGTCAACCACCCATGGCGTACCTAGCGCATCAAGCCCAGACCTTGTCAGGAACTCGATTAACGCATCTGCCGCCGCCTTCTTGGTAGCGTACCCATCCAAGTCCACAAAAAACGACTTGAGATACTGAGCTTCTTCAGCGCCGCGCTTCTTGTCGAAGGTAGCTAAGCCATAGAAGACGTCGTAGTTGTTGGCGTGCCACTGCTCGATCGTCGGGATGAGTTCCTCAATCTTTGCCGCATATACATGCTCTTTCTTTTTTGTGAGTTCTACCGCGCAATACAGGCCGAAACCCTCGGACGGCAAAACCACCGCTAAAAACTCAGCGGATGTCATGGCTGTCCTTTGGTTACTTTAGTTCGGGGTCGTTTGCGTGATCTACGCCTGCGGCAAAACCTTCTTCAAATCCTCGCTTGGTTCCGTGATCTAAGCCGTTGGCAGAGCCGTCAGCAAAGCCTTCGTCGTAGCGGTCTTGATACCAGTCAAGAGACTGGGCAAAGCGCTCACACAGAACTTCCACCCATTCTTTTGGGAGCATCTCATTACCCATCATGTATACCTGACGCAGTATCTCTTCATTACTCAAGTTTTTAGGTTGAATGCTTTGCATGTTCGTCTCCAAGCTTCGTCGCCCGTACTGGACGCTTGTAAAATTTTAAGGATTGCTTCGACCGATGGCCGGTAAGCTACGAAAACTTCTCCACCATTGAACCAGTTGTAAACAGATTGCCGAGAGGCACCCGTCACTTTGGCTATCTTGATGGCAGAGAAGTCATGATGCACAGCCCATCGCCCGAGTTGGTTGCCCAACGTCTTAGGCGCTTTCTTGACTGCGCTAATTACTTGTGGTGAATATGACATGGTGTAAGTGGGGGTACTTGCCAATAACTTTCCCCCCGATATTTAAAGGTTTGCGTCGTCCACTGTTCCGTACCTACCTCTTGTCCACAAAGGCATGCTTTCTTGCACAGCGCCTGCTCTAACGAGTTCAAACTCGCTGTAGCGTTGTTTTGTGAAGCGGGGGTATCCGGGGCCTACAAACACATCGCTACTACGAAAATGTGGAACATAGACAACATCGCCCTTGCGGTAAACTTTTTGAAATTCTCTTGGTGTAGAGTCACGCGTCAGAAGTTTCATCATCTACTCCTTATTCCGCTTCGTCCCAGTCGTCCACCATGGCAGACAAGTCAGCCTTCGCCTTTGGCACAGCGTTGGGCTTCTTCTCTTCCTTGCGGACTACGGGTTCCTCATCGTCCTCTGCGGGCAGAGGGGCGGGCTTGGCTTTGGTCTTAGCCTTGGGTGCGGGTGCTTCCTCTTCCTCAACCACAGGGGCGGGGCGCTTACCTTCAAGCTTCAAAGGCGCAGGGGCGGCAACGCTGTCCATCTTAGAGAAAGACATTGTCACAGCCTTGATAGCGGTGTCTGTCTTGCCCTGTTGCTGAATGGTTGGGAACTCGTCGTCAGTTAACCAACGCATAGGCTTGAAGAACAGCTTGGGCGCTTCAGACTTGGTGTCAAACTTCATGCGCGTGATGACCTCAGATGGGTCAATGTTCTGTGCGCCCAAGTGACGAGCGTAGGCTTGCAGAGCGCGGTTGTCGCCTTCTTCTTTGCCGAACACAGACTTGGCAGGCACAGTCAACTTGAGCACAGCGCCTTCCATATCGTTAGCCAACACTACAGCAATGTGTTGTTGGAAGCGGCAAGCGCGGCTGTTGTTCTGACCAGAACCCGCAATGTTCTGTGGGCATCCATCGCACTTGCTGTGCTGTGGGTTGCTTGCCTCAGGGCTAGGCACCTTGCCGCTTTGTGACCAGCAGTCGGGAGCGCTGGCTTCACCATCGTAAGCCTTGGCATAGAACACGCGTGAAACATCAGGCGCGGCATTGACAATGACTACGTCGAGGTAGCGCTCTTCGATAGCGGCAATCTCTTTGCCGCCTTCGTTCAAACGAAACACACCGCCTTTGATGGAGATGCTCTTAGTGCCGCTACCAACTGCACCACCGGCTAAGGCTCTGGCAACGGGTGACAACGATGTGCGGTTCTTTGCGAACGCGGGGGCTTGGGATGGGTTGAATAGAGCTACATTGCTCATAATGATTCTCCTGATTACTTAGTTGGTTTACGAACTGAAATGGCGTACTCTGTCATAGAGTTAAGCCCTGCGGGAACTAGACTGGGATTCTCGGACAAGAAGGTTGCCATGTTGGTCTGCGCGATACGCTTCTCCAACAAGTCCAACGCATCATGTTCCTTGATGAACTCTTTAAAAGAGTCCCAGTCTTGTGTGTTGTAGCGTGTCTTGGTAGACAGCACTACGGTGCCTTGGTCTGTGCGTACACTTGATACGCCAAGCTTGAGCATTTGGTCTTTGAGCGCGATCTTCACAACGTCTTGCTGACGCTTGATGTCCTCAATCTCAGACTCGTACTGAGCGGTTAACTCTTGTACGCGTGACTGCATCCTGCGGTACACCTTCGCCAACTTGTCCATAGGGACTGTGACGTCTGTCGGTGCTTCCTGAGGAGCAGGCTCCTCATCATCTATGTTTAACATTTACTTCTCCTTGAATTATTTTATTGTCAATGGTTTGACAGCATAGCACGACTGAATTGATTTGCAACTCCTTTCTTAAATATTTTTTACTTCACTGTCGAACATGCCAACAAGCATGGCGTGATCGGAAACTTTTGTATTCATTGCCTTGAATAATTTCTTTTCAATGGGGCTTGACTCAATGTGTACCACAGTAACTTTGTCCGAGTCTTGACCCTTGCGGTCGGCTCGTGCTATGCACTGCGTATACATCTCAACAGACATGAGTGGGCCAAAGAACACAACTGTGTCAGCGGCAGTTAGGGTAATCCCGTGGGCTGTCGCTTGTGGTTGCAACACCAGAACGCGGATGTTGTCGGTAGTCTGAAAGTCGTTGATGATGTGACCACGCTTGGTTGCTGACACGTCGCCATGAATCTGGTCAACGGCATAGCCATGCTTAGTAAGATACTTGACGATGGTGTCAATGCTAGAGCGGAACAAAGCAAAGATGATGACCTTGCGGCTTGTCTCTTCTAATACCTCCGCCAGTACCCCAAGGCGCGGTGCGGCATCGAACTCTACAACTTCCTTCTCGTCTGTGTACGCCGCACCACAACTGATTTGCAGTAGCTTGTTTACCGCAACGCCTGCATTGACTGCGCTGATTGTTTCACCGGCAGCTTGGAAAAGCATTTGCTCTTTGAGTAGCTTGTAGTACTTGGCCTGCTGTGGTGTCATCGGTACTTCGCGTGTGACTGTGATGACGGGCGGCAAGTCAAGGCACTGATCTTTGGTGAAACGTATTGCAGGTTGAAGCGCGTCGTACACAAGCTCTTTTGCGTTGGGCTTCGGAGCCCACTTGAACATGCTGATCTTGTTCATGACTTTGTCGCGCCATGCTGTTTGGAACTTAGGCACACCGCTCGGGTTAACAAAGCGAGCTAGGCCGTACGCATCCACAGGCGACTGCGATGCAGGCGTGCCAGTCATCATCCACAGATAAGTCTCAGGCTTGATGATTGATGCAAGTGTTTTCCATCTGCGTGTCGATGGGTTCTTGTATGCGTTGGCTTCGTCCACAATCACCAAGTCAAACCTACCATCAGCATTGATCTCAGATGCAATCAAGTTCAAGCCATCATAGTTGGCAATCACGATCTCGTAGTCTTGCTGAATCATTTCAATACGTCGACTAGCTTGAGCATGGTGCGCGACAATGGCACTTCTATGTATCACGCTTCGGTTGATGTCGCCCATCCATGCGCTGTGCATGATGGACAAGGGGCAGAGAATAAGTATGCGACGAACTTCACCACGCTTCATCAGGAAGTCAGCCGCCCACAGCGCAGACAAAGTCTTGCCAGTTCCGGGGTCGTTAAAGCAGAACGCTCTGCGGTGTAGTGTGAGGAAAGCCGCTGTCTCTATTTGGTGAGCCATTGGTATAAACTTTCCCGGCCAGTCATAGCGCCTAGTGATAGGCGATGGCACATCCTTCACACCGAGGTTGCGTAGCACCCTTGCTTCATCAAGACCCCAGTAGACAGCTACCTCAAAGATGCCGTTGTCTTCGGAAAGAATTTTGTGCTTTGGAATGATCGCGTACTTGTGCGGGTTGCGAGTGCGCAGTACGAGCGCCTTGTCGTCAACGATTTGCATTACGCATCTTCCTTCAACCTAGACCATGGCGTTGTGTCTGTGTGATGGTTTAGTTCTTCCATCATTTTATTTGTGTGTAAGCGTGCGGATGCGTCAGACCAAAAGTCTTCTTCCAACTCGGACACATCTACCCACATATCTCCAAACCGCGCACGCCATAGGTTGACTAGTTCTGATAAAGGTATTGTGTACACAGGGTCGTTGTTAGGGTTGAACATAGTCATAGTGACGTGTTGTTGCCCTCTAGCCTGTGCGTATACTTGCGCGCTTACTCCTAGCTTTTTAGCAAGCGCAATCTCAGTTGCGGTAAGCGTCAGCGTATTCTTTACTTTTCCCATTTGCTTCTCCTTGATTTATTTTGGATTACGACACACGTACTTAGAGCGATCTGTTAGGAAGTGAACCTCAAGCTCACCTTCTTTTCTCATTCGGTTGTACGCGTCTTTGTAGAAAGGGTCTTCTGTTACCTCTACCAGATCAACCCAGTCATGTCCCCAACGCGCTACCCAGAGATCGATAAGTCTTGCGGTAGGTATATCACTTAATAGAGTGATCGGCTTTTCTTGCATACGAGCGATTTGCGCTCGCGTCTTTGACGCGGAGATTCGAGCGTACTGTCTTTCCACCTTTTGATAGGGCTCTTTTGTGATCGACATCTTTTCCATCTCCTTTATGTACTAGTCCTTCTTTCTCCATGATTGCTCGTGCTTTGTTTCGTGCGGCACGTTTCTTCTTGACCATCGGTGTGCCGTCAT